GAGTATTAGGTTCTGCTTCCAAGAATCGGTCGTTGCGTCCCCACCAAGCGTTAGCTTTGCGGATCTTGTTTTCGGTAGGAGCCTCTCCTGCAACCAGCGATTTAGCATCGGTAACAGTTGCTGGCTCTAAACCATCACCAGCAAGACCTTCATCGTATTGCTCTAACCCTCGACGGAGGTTGTTTTTGACGGTCTCAGGAGCGGTCTTAGTCACTGCCCGAGGATGCCATTTAGCGGCCATTGCCAACTGCTTGATGGGTTTGTCTACAAGACCAAAAGCGAGAGCCTCAGCGGTGGTAAACCAAGTCTCTGCTCGCATCGCAGCGCGGATAGACTCGGGAGAGCGTCCTGTCTTTTTAGCATACACTCCAACCAACACTTGAGCGTGTTGATCCAAAGCCTCAGCCATTTTCCGCATATCCTCGGAAGTACCAGAAGCCATCCCTGACGGATCGTGGATCATCATCAGAGCGGCATCAGCCATCTCGACGCGATCACCGGCAAGAGCGATAATTGACGCAATGGAAGCCGCAATGCCCACAACGCGAGTGGTCACTGGAGCTTTGCGACCGCGCAACTGGTTGTAGATGGACAAACCATCCCAGACATTACCGCCGGGAGAGTTGATCTCTACAAGCAGCGGACCATTGCCAATCTCGTTGAGAACATCGGAAAACTGTTTTGCAGATAGACCGGAACCGCCGTACCAGTCTTCGCCAATCTGGTCGAAGATCTGAACGGTAGCAGGATCACCGGCAGCGTTTGCCGGAGCGAAGTAAAGCCAATCTGACTTCTTGGTAAAACTCATTCGGTTTTCTTGGCTTTTGGTTTCCGAGTCTTTTTGACGGTAGCGGTAATCTCGTCCTGCTCTACAACAACAGGTTGCGACCCACCTTCTGACGGAGCGACTGGGGACGGAGATTCAGAAGAATCGTCTTCAATGTCAATAGCAGTTGCAACACTAGTTGCGGGACGCTCTTTCTGAATCACCGAAATCTCAGATACATCAACGCCATACTTTGCAGCGAGTTGACGTACAAACAAAGCTTGTTGGGCTTTAGACTCTAAAGCAGAACGCCAATCAAGACCGCGCGCACCATAGACCTCATCAAAAGTAACAACGCCAGCCTCTAGCTCTGCTAATTGAGCCGCAGAGTTACGGCCAACATCTACGTTCGGTGAGCGCGGAGCGGTGATTGATACTTCGTACCAATCGCTAGGAGCGTCATTGAGCGTAGGATCATTCTTGATCGCGTACTCCATCGCATATTCATAAATACGACGAGCCGCTGATGCCATGACCTGATGGCGAGACTTGAACCATACAGACGACATATCTAGCGCACCGCGATAGACAGTTCCCTGCATGGACTCTGGGTAGACAAGAACGTAAGGGATACCAACCCCAGCGCAGACTTTCTCAGTCAGTTGTCGCCAGTACTCCCGCATATTTACACCGGGACGCTCGGTCGCGAACTGCTCAAAACTGTCACCGTTCTTCATCACCTTTACGCCAGATCCAAAGACCTGTTCGTAGTAATTCTCGGCGGTGTTTACGCTCGCTCCAGCAGTACCAGCGCGGAGGTTGCTCGCTTGGACTTCACCAGCGTCAGTCTTAACAATCTGAGCGACAGACGCGCCAAGCTTGCAAGCTTCCATCTCCAGCTTTTGCAGATCATCGAGATCGTGCAGATCGTTGATAACCGCCGAGACAAACGGAAGACCTCGGAGTTGACCGGGACGATTCGGTTCGTAGATATGGACAACCGAGTCAGAAGGAATGGAGCGAACATCAGTCAGGTTACCCTGAGTTTTTTCCGATCCAATAAAATATGAAATGGCTCGTCCGGTGCGAGGATCAAACCGGATACCATCAAACACGGTCTCGTCTGCTTGCATCCCTGCTGGAGTTGCAATGGATTGAGCCTCAATTAGCTGCAATCGAGGTTTGCCGGTCTCTCCTTTGGTCAACAACAAGAACGACTCGCCATCATAGAACCAACCGCGAGCGGCTTGCCCCATCAAAGTAGAGAACGACTGCCGAGAACCGATATCGGGATAACGGCTCCAGACATCAAACCACTTCTTGGCTTTGAGATTCCAAGCGGAATCACTAGAGGCTGGTTGAACCGAGAAACTAGAGCCAACAGTGTAGCTCTCAAACAAGTCGCCAAGCCTATTTAGAACAGCGTTGTTTTGCTCAAAAAAGCGAGACTTGCGAACGATGGCTTGACGGGTCGCGCTCGTAACATCAAACCGCGCGGAAGTGTAAGACGTATCGAGATACGAACGACGCAATGACTGACCGGCTCCTTCGTATTTGTTAACTGGAGCAGGGAACAGCTTGTTCGCTATGTTTTGAAGAAAGCCCATTAGCTCATTCGGGTTGTGGCTTCACGGCGGAATTGCGTGAAATCCCCATAATACCGAGTGGTTGAAACCAGAACGGCGGTCAGCATCTTGTTGTAAATCTGGAGATCGGTTGGACTAGCGATCCCATCACCAGAAAGAAGCGTTACAGCGTAATCGTAATCCGTTAGCAGAGACTCCCACATTTGGAGCATCTCAATTGGTGCTGCTGTACCTTTACCGGGTTCAGCGAACTCAACAGAAACGTCAGAGCTAGAAGTGCTACGGACCACATTTCCGCTCTCCATCGAGTTAGCCGAAACAGTCAGCTTTGCCGTTAAAGCCTCAAGCAATGTCAAAGCGGCTTTGCTCGCGTAGGTCGTACGCAAGTAACTCCGCTTAGTTGCTACTGTGTATGTGAACACTTGGGCGGACTATCAACAGACCTGCAAGTTTGTCAACCACTAGAATTTTCGGAGGTACTGGAAGTTAGGTCTCCCCACAACATAACCATAGCAAGTTGCATGATTTCACAGTCGTGCAAATGGTCAGGCCAACGAGTGTTTCTTTTAAACCACAAGTGTTTGATCCTACCGGAGCGGTTAGCCGTTGGCTTAAGAAGATGGCTGTCTAAGTGCTTCCAATAGGTGTCGGAATCGCTCGCAAAGGCTCCTTCAGCGTCGAGCGGAGCGGGTAGGCTACAAACACTCCATTGATGCGTCTCGGTCCCTTTACGGAGCCGCTGGAGTACCTCGCGCATATGCTCGGTGTCAAAGACAAGCAACGGTTGTACAGCGTCAGTACGCATCGAGGTTGACGTTGTAATTCCAAACGGATGGATGGAGCCGGTCTTAGACGTAAATCTTGCTCCGGTCTCTCGTCCCTTCATTGGCAACCAGCCTATTAACATTGGCTTTCGGAGACCTCCCTCTGGTGGGTAACGCAGACCGCATGGGTAGTTTATCGGGCTTCCGCTGCTCTGCGAAAACTCAGCGCAAGCATCGTACACCGCTTGAGTGTTGTAACCGGAATCAACGCCAACATCCATGTCGTGGACGTTGTACTGGAGTTGAATCCTACGGAGTGCGGCAAAGTCATCAGCGTGACCCGCCCCAACAAGTCTAGAGTTGCCTTTGCTCCACTCGCGGCAGACCCACCACAAGAACGGAGCCGCAGCTTGTACGTCAGCGGTCAGGTAGCGTCTTGCTTCTGGGATTCCAGCGTCAGAGACAATCTCGACTCTGTCCTGTTGAGTCTCCTGATTTTCCCACGGTTCCGACAACATTCCGTTGATGAATCCCTGCAACCCCATCATCGAGGATTTTGCTTCCAAGAATGCGACGGCAAGATTTCCCCAAGTGCATTTGCGGTCTGGAGAGTAGAGAGACGACAGATGGTAGGATCTTACGCTTGGGAGGCTGGCTTTATTCTCCGAGATCCACTTGCCGTGCCGTAACCCTGCGACTTTCTGGCTGTCGCTTATCTTTCCCTGACACAATTGGCAGACGTAATGGGCGGTGGTACGGATGCGCTGCCAGTCAGGTCGTCCGTCTTCCAGTTTCTCGTTTTCCCAAGTGACTTGTCGCCACTCCAGCTTGATATGCTCTCGGCAGTATGGGCAGGGAATGTAATACCTCCGCTGGTCTCCTCGTAGATATCGCTGCCAAATCCTCCCCTCCGAGGTTGTGGGAGTCGAGGTGAAGAACGCTTTGGAACTGCTGAACGCTTTGAGCCGCTGCTCGGCAAGATCCAGAGCGTCAGCTTCTTTGGCGGTTGCGTCAGCGAACTTGTCCACCTCATCTGCAACTAGGATTCTGACGGGACGGGAAGCTAGATTTGCCGGTGAGTTGCTCCCCACAAAAGTCAAAGTGCAGCGGTCGAATTGCTGCTCAAGGTTGGTGATCTGGTCTTTGTCGGTTGGAAACCGCGCAATCATTGCCGGTGAGTCTTCCAGCATTGGCAACCAGCGCGACTTGCTGAAGCTACGAGCCAGATTCTCAGACGGCATAAGCCACAACGCAGGAGACGGCTCTACGTCAATGGACCAAGCAAGACCAGCCATTAGCGTCGTTGTTTTGCTGGTTTGACTTCCCCAACACAGAGTAACCTCGGAGACCGCAGGATCTTTCCAAGATTCCAACGGTTCTCGGCAATATGGTCTGACCGCTGTACTAAAAGGTCCGGGATGCTCGGTCTGCCGCTGGCTTAGAGTCAGATTGCTCTCGGCCCACTCAACCACAGACTGCCGTGGAGTCGGTCGCCATAACTGTCGTCGGAACTCTAGGATTTCAAGCTCTAGGTCTGTCATCAGAATAGTTGGTTCATCTTATATTGCATAGCGGTCGTCATATCGATTAACGCCATGCGATCTTTGATTCCGTTAACCAGACGGTCCTCAACCTTATGGTTTGCCGCCCAAGACGCATTGCGGTTGAAGATCTCAACCATCATAACAATGTTGTCATCCAGCAGATGCAGCACTCCGTAGAACGGGAGCTTAGTGCGTCTGGTGACCTCAAGAGCCGCTTGGATTTTGGACCAAGAAATCATCCATTCATTTCCAAATGTGGTCTGGAGCTTGTGCAAGCCATAGCTACGAGTCTTGACCTCATAGATTCCGGTGATGATCCCTTTGAACGGATCAAAGATGAAGCCATCAATGCGGGAAGGCTCTTGGTCTGATATCGACAGGAACTCTAAGCCAGTCTGCCGCTCTATCGCTTTGATCGCGATTCGGTTCTGGCGAAGCGATTCGATACCGGCTGGCTTCTGGCAGTTTAAGATTTCCACGGGTCCGTTTGATGCAGAGTTTTGAGACATACTTCTTGGACCCAACGCTCTAGCTCGCGCTCTGCGTGTTCGGGATCATGCGGAGCAATGCGACCGGATAACTGTTTCGGCATCGACTTTAAGAGTTGAGACACTGCTCCATCGTGTTCCTGCATTGCTTTCTTAACCCAAGCACCGGAGACAAGCGTTCGCTCCTTCTCTGATTGAGCCAGTACGTCATCGCGGCTTGATATGAGATTCTTTGCTGCGGTCGCGTGTACTGAGACCATTCGGCCAGCATCTAGGGACCGAGATTGCAACGCTTCGACTGCTAGATCATAAGCGGCTCGCTCGATCTTCTTCTGCCGTTCATACGCTCCCTGCGGGGAGTCTTCTGTCGCAAGAGCAGCGTTGATAGCGGTAGATGCTTCGGGAGGTCTGTATGGTCCCCCTGCGAGTTCTGGTGCTGGTTGCTGCTGGATCGCAGTCATTCGCTGGAGCGTTGATGGTCTACCGCCAATCCCTTTGCGCGATCCTCTCCAAGCGTCTGCTTCTTCTGGGGAGGTCAACGGCATCCCTGCTGCGGTGAGTTGCGAAACCCTGCCTTTGGTTAGGCCAGAGTGTTTGACGTACTCGGTTTGAGTCATCGCAATTGGATCGGCAAGTTCTCGGGCTTCATTTTGGCAAGCTCCTCAAGACCTCGGGTAACGGTTTTGTAAACCGATTTCTTGGGATCGGGAGCGTAGAACATTGCAACTTGGTCGATGGTGAACGATCCGCTTTTGATGCGGCTTAAGTGCCACTTCAAGGTTGAGTGTCCAATGTTGAGGAGTAGGTAGTCTGTGGATAGTGACATATGGTTTGTACTACAATAGCAAGTTCGCTCGCACAAGATGATCGGTCCCGCGCGATCACC